GCGGCCACTGGGTCCGACAAAATTCTCTCCGTGACGGTAAAGCAGATCGCGGCCACCGGGTCTGTTACTGCAGACAGCGGGTCTGGCGTTCCGCTCAGCGTCGGAGAAACATGGTCGTGGTCTGCCGTGTCAAACGGCAACACCGACACGTTCTTTGGCTCGGTGCTCACTATGGATAGTGGCGGCGGCGAGCAGCGTATCACTGCAACCTACATCTAAGGAACTACATACATGTCGATCACCAACGGCTCGTTTACCGCCCCCATCCCGCCCGATCTGACCAAAGAGCATGCAGCGTTCATCGCAGCCATTGCAGCTGGCGCTGGCGTGGCTCAGGTTGTCAACCCGGCGCAGCCGCAGCAGGGCTTCACTGCGTACAACGTCTCCAACAACTGGTTTCGTGGCGCACTATAAACGTTAGCCAGCTGATAGGCTATGTTAACGCTGTTCTTAGATAATATTACACACGGGGCGTAATACTGAAAATGAACGACGCAACAAATAAGGCTATGGAGCCTTATTCTAGTTTTATCTCTAAGGCTTTAGACCATACTCCTTCTTTCGTTGTAGGTTTTGTTGGTGCTTTTCTTGGTATAGCCATTGCTATTGTTACCGTGCTTAAACTTGGTGGTTTGGACGTTCCATTTAACAGAATTGTGAATGCGTACGCTGCCAGTATAGAAGCATCGCTTACTAAGATTGAAAAATCCACTGACATTGTACCACTAATAAACGATAAGTTGGGTGTAATACAAACCTCTGTAGAATCACTTAATAAACGAATGGACCGTATTGATAGTATAGACGTGGAACAAAATCGTAAGATTATTGAACACGAAGGTCGTATCACTACAACCGAAGTCCAACTACGTAGATTAGGGGGTCTTAAATGATCCAAATTGATAAAAAAGTTGGTTTGTGGGCTGTTCTAAGTTTTATGGTAACTCTTGCTACAGCATGGGGTACTTTACGTAGTGAAGTCTCAGCACAATCTATTCGTATAAAAGAAATATCAGATATTGCTAATACATCACACACAAAAGTACAACTACACGAAGTTTTATCTGCGCGTTTGTCTGAAAAATCCTCGGCCATTGAAGATAAATTAAACCGTCTTATAACATCAGTTGATAAAATAGCTGATAAATTGGACAAAGTTAAATAAGTAAGGGAATGTATTATGTCAAAAGAAATGAAGGGCCAGCTGCGTCACGTTCTCACCACAATTGGCGGTATTGCAGTTACTAATGGTTATATGTCGGATGCGTCGGTTCAGTTGTGGGCTGGTGTTGTTGCTACTGTTATGGGTTTTGTTTGGTCTTGGTTCTCCAAGAAACCCGAATAAAGTACACACTGTGGTGGAGAGAACCCCATGCAAAAAATAGTAGATAAATTTTTTACGTGGGGTTCTAACACAGTTACCCCGAATTGGTGCCAAACAGAATATCATTGGACTAGTAGAATTACTAGTTTTATGTGGACTGATTGCCCGTGTTGTTTAATGTTTCGTGGTATAATTATTGGTGCTTTTTTCGGCGCTCTAGTCGTGGCACTTACGTTGGTAATCCTGAGCAAGGGGATTTAACATGTTGGAATTTTTTCTGATGTCGACTACTTCATGGTATGCATTACAGGCTGGTATTTCAGCTAATGCTCGTGCTAAGAAGGGGTACTAAAAATGGGCTGTGGTTGCGGTAAGTCATTTGGTAGCAGTGCCACTAATGTGGTCAAGCCTTCAAATGCACCAGTCAATGGCGGTGTCACTGTGGTGAAGGTATCAAATACCGTTACCACTGGTCAGTCACCACCCCAGACGCCGGTTGCACGAAAAGTAGTGTAGGTGTCCTGTGTCCGAGCAAGAACAGGTATCCGAAGGACACAAGGAACTTTTCATAGGTGAAAAGTTCTTAAAGTTGTTTGAGCCTTTTTCGTACAAGGCTATTTATGGTGGTCGTGGTTCAGCGAAATCACACACTGTGGCTACTGTCCTTGTCGTAATGACGTCTGAAAAATGTCTACGCGTTGTGTGCGCCAGACAGTTTCAGGCATCAATTAAGGACTCGGTTAAGGAACTACTAGAACAAAAAATTAAAGCATTAGGTTTATCTTCTCAGTTTCGTTCTACCCGTACTGAGATTATAAATATAAAGACTGGTTCTAGGTTTTCGTTCATCGGTTTGGATATCAACCCACAATCAGCAAAATCTTTGGAAGGCGCTGATATTTGTTGGGTTGAAGAAGCAGCAACTATTAATTCGGTTTCTCTCGAAATCTTGCTGCCTACCATTCGCAAGCCCGGTGCAGAAGTTTGGTTTACGTGGAACCCTGATCAGAGCACTGATCCAGTTGACGCAATGTTTAGGGGTAAGAATGGACCCCCACCGAATACCTTGCTTATTAAGGTTGGTATAGAAGACAACCCGTTCTTCTACCAGACCAACATGCCTGAAAAAGCGCTTCATATGAAGCACGGCAATCCAACTAGGTATAAGCATATTTGGGAGGGTGAATACGATGAGGGTTACGAAACTAAAATCTTTAGTGACGTAGTAATATCCGACATTGAAATACCACTAAGCATCGCGCCTCGCTATGGGATGGATTTTGGTTTCGGCCAAGACCCATCATTTATTGTGAAGGTGTACGTGTGGGAATCAAAGCGTATTATTTACATAGCCAGAGAGGCTTCCGGTTGTGTTCCTCTTTCGTCCTTGCCAGCGCTGATGGAATCGGTTCTTGACAGTAGTTCTGACCTTGTAAAAGCTGATAGTTCTCAACCGGGTACTATCGACCACTTAAATTCGCAAGGATTTAACTTACATGGAGCTAAAAAGGGTCCCGGTTCAGTTAAGTCCGGTATTACGTGGTTGCAAGGTTACACGCTTTACATAAGCCCATCCTGTCCCAACATGCGAGAAGAAGCAAGGCTTTATTCTTGGCAAGTGGACAGGATGACGAAAAAGAAACTTTCGGTACCAGTTGACGCCCACAACCATGGTTGGGATTCAGTTAGGTACGCTACGGAAGACTGCCAAACCATGCCAGATGATGAAGATGTTGATTCCGGTGTGCTAACTTTAAGGTTTGGAAGATGAGTTTATTTGATGTAATTCTGAAGGCTTTGCCTAATAGGAAGCCTTCAGAGGCTCCAATAAGCCCGTCTATGTCGTGGTCTGGTCAAAAGACCAACGTGGTTACGTACAATAACATTGTAGCAGCCGAAATGGCACTACAGCACCCGGTTATCTTTCGGTGTCTAAACAAAATTGCCACGTCGGTTTCCACTGTAGATTGGAAGTGTGTCCCGATTGATGACGTACCGGCGTCCGAAAGGGCTACAGTAACTACTATTAAGAATATAAACAATGTACTAAGAAGCCCAAATGATATACTTTCGGCCACACAGCTGAAATATTGGATGGGCCTCAATTACGCTGTTTATGGGCGCGTACCATTCCTAGTGGGCATTTCGTCTGATAAGTCTGTAAACGCAGTTCACGCCTTAGACACTAAATATGTTAAGGTGATTACGTCCGAAAGAGGTTTTGCCACTCATTATGAGTATGGCAATGCCTCGGACGGTGCGCAGGGCGGAAAGGTATATCCTACTCGCAGGACAGCAGAGCGGGGTACTGGTACGTCCTCGTACGTGCACGAGGTTTTCACTCCTAACCTGACTGGTATTGCTTCTGACTGTAGGTCACTGGCCCCACTTTCGGCAGCTGGCCTTCCAGCCGCTATTATTACCCTGCTTCTTAAGCGTGGTATCGACACTGCTTCGGGTCATCCAAACTCTAAGTATGTGATCGTTGCCGAAAAAACGTTGACTAAGGATCAGAAAAAGAACCTTGAAAGTTACATAGCTGGTAGTTCAGTAGAAAGTGGCGATTCCGGTCACGCGTTGTTCCTGTATAACACTAAAATTGATGTACACGAACTCCCCTCTGATCTTTCGGACTTACATACCAAAATGCCTATGGATGACATGTCCAGAATGATCTATGGTCTTTTCGGCATCCCATCTTCGTTGATGGGTATTAGTTCAGCGGACGGCGCTAAATTTGCTGGTAACTACGTAGAATCAAGGCGTTCCTTTTGGGAAGACACTATCATACCAAACTATCTAAGTCCGATAGCTGACGGCCTGACAGACGCTATCTGCCCAAGTGGATGTAGGATTGAGTTTGATATTGACAGTATCCCAGCCTTACAGGAAGTTCGTTCCAGTACAGCCGAACGCGTTTCGAAAGTTTCGTTCCTAACCGACGATGAAAAACGTGAGTTGTGCGGGTTCCCGAAAATGACCGAAGAACAACGGTTGCTTATTAATGACGGAAGAAAAGATGAAAAAGCTAAATAGGGGTGATTTCATAATGAAGGATATGATTACGGCAGGCGATAGGGCTGTTGTAACTTTGTCTTTCAATAAAGCTTCCGACATTGAATTAAAAGCATTAGGTGACATGCCAGAAGGTTATGTTGCTGGTTGGGCTTCTACTTCTGATGTTGACTTTCACGGTCATATGGTTAAAGCTGGTGCATTTTTGGATAGCATCAAAGATCGCGGGTTAACTGGCCCACGATCAATCAAATTACTGCATGGACATGATTGGAATAATGTCTGTGGTGTAATAAAGGTACTTGAATATCGCCAGGGTAAGCTTTGGATTGAAGCGCAGATTGATCTTCGTATCGGCTACGCACGTGATCTTTGGTACTCAGCCGATATTTCTGGTGGCCTTTCATTTTCGGTCGGTTTTTCTGTACAGGAATACACTGTACACAATGCTGATGAAAAGGACGGGAAAGAAGAGTGGTACGAAATTACTAAGGGTGACCTTATGGAAGTTTCAATCACCCCATTCCCTGCCAACGAAAAGGCGGTGATGACAATAGTGAAGGATGACTCAGAACTTCCTAAAACTGTTGCTGAATTTGAAAAGCTCCTGGTAAACTCGGGGTTGGTAAAGTCCCGTAATGATGCATCGCGTATTGTTGTTGTAATCAAAAAGTCCCTTAAGCTTTTCGCGAAAAAAGAAGAACCGACACCGCCCATGTTGGCATTGTCACACTTGAATGAATTGTCCACCAAAATGGCAGAGCTTCTCGAAGCAGCCAAGTCAAATTAACAAGGAATTGTCATGAATACCTCTCGTAAAATTTTCAAGGGTCTGTTCGTCACTAAGGATGCAGCGGGCCAGAAACAGATTGA